CATCCAGATGAATTTGTAAATTGGTATCAAGATGTAGCATCTAACATCATGGCAAATCTAGCCAGTGATGGATCGTATTTTTGCAATATTAAGCCAAACGCAGAAGGCATCAAAAGGGAACTCTATGTTTTTGATCTTGTCTTGGCACATGTTAGGGATTGGGGTTGGAATTTTGCAGATGAGTTTTGTTGGGAACGATCGGGTATTCCACAACAAGTTGCAAGACGATTCAAAAACCAATTTGAACCAATCTATCACTTCACAAAAGGAGAGTGGAAATTTAGACCAGATGCTGTCAAACATGAATCAAAATCTGTTCCAAAAGCCAAAGGAAAAGGAGCTGGCAATACAAATGCAGCAATGAGACAAGGCCATGTTTCAGCAGTTGATGGAAATGATATTGCAGCAGGAATGGCTTATCCAGGCAACAGATTACCAACTTTCCAATCAGAAGCTTTGGGACATCCAGCAGCTTATCCAGTTGGATTGCCAGAGTTCTTTATAAAGGCATACACAGATTCTGGTGATGTGGTCTTTGACCCATTCATGGGTAGCGGTTCAACCTTGATGGCGGCAGAAAAAAACGGACGCATCGCTTTTGGAACAGAACTTAGTCCGACTTACGTTGATCTGATCATCAAGCGCTGGCAGCAATTCACAGGCAAGAAGGCGGTGCTGGAGGAGCAGGATGAACTTGCAGACGCTTGAATACACCCCAACGCCAGAGCATCGCCGGCTGGTGGAGTCGACCAGCGGCATCGGCCTGCCGTACAACGAGATCGCGGCGCTCATTGGCGTGGATGAGCAAACGCTCTTTGAGCACTACGGCCGCGAGATAGAGCTTGGCCAAGCCAAGGCGAACGGCCAAGTGGCCAAGGCGATCTACAACAAGGCGGTGGACGGCGATGCTGCCTCCATCAAGCTGTGGAATGAAAACCAGAACAAAATCAAACGGGGCCGGGGCAGGCCAAAGGGGTCGTTTAAGACGCCCATGCACAGGCTGGCTGAAAACAAGCTGCCGGAGATAATACAAAAGACCGACAATCAAAAGATAAAAGAATTAAAAAAGATTCTTTTAGACAGTGCCGGGTCTGGGGTTGTGACGAAGGCGATTGAAATTGCGATGAACGACGACCACCCGGCGCAGGCGGCGATGATTAAGCTGTGCATGGACCGGATGCTGCCGGTGTCCATGTTTGAAAAAGAAAAGCATTTGCGCTCTGCGGTGACAATTAACATCACCGGCTTGGGGCAAGAGCCGACCATCATTGAGCCGCAGGACATAACTGATGTCTGACTTAAACTTTAGCCTCCTGCCCTGGCAGCAGACGGTCTACACCGACCAGACCCGGTTCAAGGTGATCGCCGCCGGGCGGCGCTGCGGAAAAAGTCGGCTGGCCGCAACGACTCTGATCATTGAGGGCCTGCGCTGCCCACCGGGGTCAGCGGTGCTGTACGTCAGCCCGACGATGGGGCAGAGCAGGCAGATCATCTGGGATTTGTTGCTGGACCTTGGCAAAGAGGTGATCCAGGGCAGCCACGTCAACAACTTGGACATCACGCTGATCAACGGCGCGCGCATCTACGTCAGAGGCGCAGACCGGCCCGACACGCTGCGAGGCGTCAGCCTGACCTACGCCGTACTAGACGAGGTGGCCGACATCAAGCCCGAGGCGTGGGAGCAGGTGATTCGGGCGTCTCTGTCGGACAAGAAGGGCCGGGCGATGTTCATCGGCACGCCCAAAGGGCGCAACTGGTTTCACGACCTGTGGAAGCTGGGGCAAGACGAGCAGGACAAGGACTGGAAAAGCTGGCACTTCACCACGCAGGACAACCCGCTGATCGACCCGACGGAGATCGAGAGCGCCAAGAAGACCCTCTCCTCGTTTGCGTTTAAGCAGGAATACTTGGCGAGTTTCAGCAACGCTGGCGCGGACGTGTTCAAAGAGGAGTGGATCAAGTACGGCGAGGAGCCGGACTACGGCAGCTACTTTGTGGCCGTGGACTTGGCTGGGTTTGAGGAAGTTGCCAAGCAGGCGGCCAACAGCAAGAAGCGGCTGGACGAGTCGTCGATTGCGGTGGTGAAGGTGACGGACGACGGCAAGTGGTTTGTCAAGGAGATTCAGCACGGGCGCTGGGACATCCGCGAAACGGCGTCGAAAATCCTGCTGGCGATGCGGGAGTACAGGCCGCTGTCGATTGGCATCGAGCGAGGGGCGCTCAAGAACGCAGTGCTGCCGTATCTGAGCGACCTGATGCGTAAAAATAACGTGTACAGCCACATCGTGGACCTGACGCATGGCAACCGAAAGAAGACTGATAGAATCATTTGGTCGTTGCAGGGCCGGTTCGAGCATGGCAGAATCGTGCTCAACAGCGAAGAAGACTGGTCTGTGTTCGTGGACCAGTTGCTGATGTTCCCATCGCCCGGTGTTCACGATGACCTGCCGGATTCACTGTCCTACATCGACCAACTGGCTGTCACCAGCTACTTTGAGGACGCAGATGACAGTGATTGGGAGCCAATGGATGTAATTTCAGGGGTCTGATATGGATCAAAACGAGTTTGACGAGCCGACAGAGAATGACAAAGAGCTGACGGCCTTTGTTGTTGACCATTGCGACCGCTGGCGCGACTACCGCAACACCAATTTTCTCGATGATTACCTAGAATACGAGCGTATTTTTAGGGGTGAGTGGGCCTCTGAGGACAAAACCCGAGAGTCTGAGCGCTCCCGCATCGTGACCCCGGCCACCCAGCAGGCCGTGGAGACCCGGCACGCTGAGATCATGGAGGCCATCTTCGGCCAAGGCGACTTTTTTGACATTGAAGACGACCTGCAAGACGTCAACGGCAACCCGTTGGACGTTGAGATGCTGAAAAAGCAGCTCATGGAGGACTTCAAGCAGGACAAAATTCGCAAATCCATCGACCAGATCGAGTTGATGGCCGAAATTTACGGCACCGGCATCGGTGAGATCGTCGTCAAGACGGAAAAGGTCTTTGAACCGGCGACTCAGCCAATTCCTGGGCAAATGGGCCAAGCGGCCATCGGCGTGGTGGAAAAAACCCGCATTGCCGTCAAGATCATGCCCGTCACCCCCAAAAACTTCTTGTTTGACCCCAACGGCACGTCAATCGACGACTGCATGGGCGTGGCGGTCGAGAAGTATGTGGGCATCCACAAGATCGTGCAGGGCATCGAAAAGGGCATCTACCGCAAGGTCAACATCCAGCCGTCCTACGAGGACACGGATTTGGAGCCAACGCAGGAGTTGAGCCAATACCGCGACGAAAAGGTGCGCCTGCTGACGTACTACGGTCTGGTGCCGCGAGAATACCTGACCGAAAAAGACGTTGAAGTTGAAGAATTGTTCCCCGACGACTCAGTTGCCGAGGACTACACGGACATGGTGGAGGCGATTGTCGTGATCGCCAACGACGGGCTGCTGCTCAAAGCAGAAGAAAGCCCGTACATGATGAAGGACCGCCCTCTCATCAGCTACCAAGACGACACGGTGCCCAACCGCCTGCTCGGGCGCGGTACGGTGGAGAAGTCCTACAACATGCAAAAGGCCATTGATGCCCAGGTCAGATCACACCTAGACAGCTTGGCGCTGACAACCTCACCCATGATGGGCATGGACGCAACGCGCCTGCCCCGTGGGGCACGGTTTGAGGTCAAGCCGGGCAAGGCGTTCATGGTCAACGGCAACCCCGCTGAGATTCTCTACCCGTTCAAGTTCGGTGAGACAAGCCTGAACAACCTGAACACGGCCAAAGAGTTTGAGCGCATGTTGCTGCAAGCCACTGGCACGCTGGACAGCCAAGGCATGGTCAGCCAAGGCAACCGCGACGGCGCAGGCATGAGCATGGCGGTCGCCACGATCATCAAGAAGTACAAGCGCACGCTGGTCAACTTCCAAGAAGATTTTCTGATCCCCTTCATTCAAAAGGCGGCGTTCCGCTACATGCAGTTCGACCCCGAGCGCTACCCGAGCGTGGACATGAAGTTCCTGCCCACGGCCACCTTGGGCATCATCGCCCGTGAGTACGAGCAGCAGCAGTTCATCGGCCTGCTCCAGACGCTGGGGCCAAACACCCCGGTGCTGCCGCTGATCTTGAAGGGCATCTTGAACAACTCCAGCCTGACCAACCGCTACGAGTTGATGGCCGCGCTCGACCAGATGAGCCAGCCCGACCCACAGGCCCAAGAGATGCAGCAAGTGCAGCAGCAGTTGGCCTTGCAAGCGGCGCAGGCCCAGATCGCGGTGAGCACCACACAGGCCGAGCAGAATCGAGCAGAAGCCACCAAGCTGATGACCGAGGCGCAGCTCATGCCCCAAGAGGTGCAGGCCAAGGTCATTGCGTCTACGACCAAGAACTTGCCTGCTGGCAACGAGAGCAACGAGTTCGACAAGCGGGTTAAGATTGCTGAGTTGATGCTCAAAGAGGCTGACATCAAAAACAAGAGCAAGATTGTTGAACTCCAGATGAACAACGCCAAGAACAATGTTGTAGACATGGAAAACGACTTCCTCCAAAATCTTTCCTCGGAGCTGACAAATGGCAATAGATAATATTTTTGGTGGCGGCGACCTTGACCGGGTTGCTGACAACGTGTTTTCAGCGGTCAGCGATTCGGTCTCCGAGGTCAAGGCCATGCAAAAGCGCAAGGCTGCGGAGAACGTGCAAATTGTGGTGCAGGCTCTGAAGAAGATCGAGTCTGACTTGCAAGACAAGTACGACAATGTGACCACCGTGATTGAAAAACGTGTGGCCTCGATTAAAGATGGCAAAGACGGTCAAAACGGGGCCAATGGCCGCGACGGCAAGGACGGACGGCCCGGTCGTGATGGCTCTGTCGGCCCACGGGGCGCAAACGGTGCAGATGGTCGCAATGGCCGTGATGGCGAGGACGGCGTGTCGGTCACCGACGCCAGAATTGACTTTGACGGCTCACTGGTCATCAGCCTGTCGTCTGGGCGTGAGATCAATGTGGGCGAGGTTGTGGCACCTGACTTGGCCGAGAAGATCAAAGTGATCACCAACGGCGGCGGCACAAGCCAGAGCGTGCTGGACGCGATTGCTGCGCTGCAAGCCACAATCGCTACTTACGGCACAATGGCTTTGCAAAACGCCAACGCAGTCAATATCACAGGTGGAACTGTCAACCCAACCACGCTGCAAGAAGGCGGTGTTGCTGCTGTGGTTCAAACCGATATTGGCACAGCAGCCAACGAGATTCCGCTGAACCAGTACCTTGGTGACATGGCCTATATGAACAACGAAGCCGTGGTCATTCAGCCGCAAGCATCAGTTACGCCAAATGGAATTGGTGACATGGTGTTTCAACTCACCTCTGACACCAGCTTAGTAATCAAAGTTAAAGGCAGTGATGGCACTGTACGCTCGGCAACACTGACACTTGCATAAGGACGCAACATGAGCATTACATCTAATTTCCCCGCAATCAAGCCAACGCTGTTGCTTGATTTTGCCAACGTCAAACAACTCGACCCACGCATCACATTTACACGGGCCAGCACAGCAACGTATTACGGTACGCAGACTGCCAAGGCTGAGGAGAATTTAATTCTGTATTCAGAACAGCTTAGTAACGGCGCTGGTTGGAGTACCTCAAATATAACTGCGGATGGAGATACAGACACGGCCCCTAACGGAACAATCACAGCAGATCGAATTACAAGCAATTCCACCCCAACACAATGCGGTATCAGTAGCATTACGGCCACATTCTCAGCAAGTCAACCTTTGACAGTCAGTGTTTTTGCAAAAGCAGGTTCTGCAACATTTTTGCAAATCTTTATCCCGACATCAGTATTAAGTGGTGGCTATGCCAACTTTAACCTTAGTACTGGCGCAGTTGGCAACTTTGGCGGTACTGGACTTACAGCTTCAATTGTTTCTGTTGGAAACTCTTGGTATCGCTGTAGTGTGTCAATTGCTTCTGTAAGCGCATCAGCGACAGACGCAGCAACTTTTTATATGGTTGATTCTGCTACCGCCGCACGGGGAGCAAACTTCAGCACAAATTCCCAACAATTGCTTTTATGGGGCGCTCAAGTAGAGCAACGCAACGCAGTATCTGGCTACACCCTCACAACCATACAGAGAATCACCAACTACATTCCTGTATTGGAAACAGCAGCGTCTGGTGTTGCTCGGTTTGGCCACAACCCCACTACGTTTGAAAGTTTGGGGCTGTTGATTGAGGAGCAGCGAACCAACCTGTTAACGTATTCCGAGCAGTTTGATAATGTGGCTTGGACTAAAACGCAGTCAAGCATTGTTTCCAACACAGTTGTTGCTCCAACTGGGTTGTTAACGGGCGATTTGCATTTACCAAATACAACTGCTGCGGAGCATTCGATTTCTCAAAATTTTAGTTTTGTTTCTGGAACAACTTATACGCTCAGTATTTATTTAAAAGCTGCTGGCTATACGCAATGCAGAATTCGTTTTCAATCAGGTGCATTTGGTGGTACTGCCCAATCTATTGATGTTGATTTGGTTGCCGGGACTGCGGTTTCAGCTTCTGGCTCACCTATTCCAACCATAACTAATGTCGGGAATGGTTGGTACAGAGTTACATCAACAGCCACTGCTGCGGCGACAATCAGTGCCGCAGTATCTGTTTTTCCTATTATTGGAGGATCAACAACAGGTGCAGGCGATGGGTACTCAGGCATCTACATCTGGGGCGCTCAACTGGAGGCCGGAGCATTTGTCACCAGCTACATCCCCACAGTAGCAAGTCAAGTCACTCGTGCGGCTGATGCTGCAAGCATGACAGGGACGAACTTCAGCAGTTGGTATAACGCTACTGAAGGCACTTGGTTCGCTGACTTTACACCTCCAACATCTGACTATCTGGCCAACAAAAACCTGTTTCTGGCCTCTGATGGCACTACGTCTAACTTTAATGGCTTGCGCTACGTCACTTCTGGCTCTCGTCCGGGGTTAGGCGTTACGACAGCAGGCACAACACAGGCAAGCATTGCGACAACTGCAATGGTTGCAAACACAGCGTACAAGATGGCAGGCGCGTACAAGCTCAACGACTTTGCCGTAAGCCGCAATGGTGCAGCCGTGGTTACTGATGCTAGTGGGACAATCCCCACAGTCACGCAAGCAGAGATTGGTATGTTGGCTGGAACATCTTTTGGCTCTCAAACCATTAAAAAACTAGCCTACTACCCCATCCGCATAACCAACGCTCAACTACAGGCATTAACATCATGATCGACCTCTACCTCAAATTCACAGACGAAGCAGCAGCCACGGCGGTTCTTTACACCGAAGACCGCCCCAACTTTGCCAACATCAGCACCATTGGCATCATATACAAGCCTACAGGCGAAACAGATGCTGAAGGCAACCCTGTAATGGCTGCATTGGATGGCTGGCACGTTAATGTTCGAGTGATTCATGAAGACTCAACTACAATCAATCAATATGCTGTAGCCGCCATCACGCCAGTGCGTGTTTGGGCTTAAATCTTGGGGCCGAAGTATGACCACAATCGACGCAACCGAAGCACGACTTTCCACCCACGAGGAGGTCTGCGCGTTTCGCTACGAGCAAATCAACGCCAGGCTCAAACGGCTTGAAGGCATCATCATCAAGACCGCTGGCCTGATGCTTGTGTCGATGGGGGGCGTCATATTTTCAGCCCTTTGGATAGCAAAATGAGAGACTTTGCCGAGGCCTTGGTCGCGGCAATTTTGATTGTTGGCATCGTTATCTGGACAGCCAAAGTATTGATAGAGATATTGCGATGATCGACCCCATCACCGCCCTTGCAGCCGTCACGTCTGCGGTCAAGCTCGTCAAGCAGGCGGTCAAGACCGTGGACGATGTGCGCAGCCTCGGCCCGGTGCTGGGCAAATACTTTGATGCCAAGGCCGATGCGGTCAAGGTGCTTGAAGAAGGCTCCAAGGCCGGGTTCAAAGGCTCCAACATGGCAAAGGCCATCGAACTGGAGCTGGCTATCGAAAGCGCCAGGCAGTTTGAGGAGCAGGTCAAAGGCTTGTTTTTCCCCAACAACATGGACGTTTGGGAAAAGATCGTCAACCGGCGCAACCAGATGGATGCCGACGAAAAGGCGCAGCGTCGCAGGGCCGCAGATGCGGCCATCCAAGCCCGTAAGAAACGGGCCGAAGACTTGGAGCTGTGGATCGCTATAGGCTTATCAGGCACGGTGCTGGTGCTGTTGCTTTGGGGCGGTGCGGAACTTATTTATTACTGCCGGGAGGTCAAATGTGGAAATTGATTTTGCCTTTGATGCTGCTGGGGTGCGACGAGCAATATCGGTACTTTTGCCAAAACCCCGACAACTTCCAAAAGGAACAGTGCCAAAAACCCCACTGCCAGTTTACGCAGACTTGTCCTGAATACCTGATCGCGCCAGTCCTGGAGAAACAAATTGACCAAACCAAACCAGCCGCCGAGCCAACCCCTGTCCGTTGAGCAAGTTCAGGTCCGAATCTGGGCCTTTGTCGTCGTCGCTGTGACTTTGGCGCTCATTTTCATTGTTGGCGCGATGCTGTACTCTGTGACGTTTGTAACCCAGCCGATCAAGGCGATGGCCCCCATCGACCAGGCTTACACCAAGATGCTCAACGACATTGTGCTGCTGATTGTCGGCGGCATTGGCGGCATCATGGGCAAGCGCATTGTGAGCGAACCAACCAAACCAAAAGAGGAACCAGATGACACCGGAACTCCAAAAGTATTATGAGGACAGGTTCGACCTGTTCTCTCAGCAAGGCTGGCTTGACTTGATGGAGGACGTTGACACCATGCTGGACGCAATGAACAATGTCTCTACCATTGCGGATGAAAAAAGTCTACAATTTCGCAAAGGTGAGATTTCTATCCTGACTTGGCTGAAAACCCTGAAAGGGGTCAGCGAACGAGCATACGAGGATTTGAATGAGAAGAATGTTTGAATTTGCCTGCGAATGTGGGCAACGCACGGAGGCTTTGGTGGTTTATGAGACCACTGAAGTGTCGTGTGGATGCGGCGGTACAGCCAGCCGTGTCATAAGCGCCCCGGCGTTTAACTTGGAAGGATGGTCAGGCCATTTCCCCACTGCGCACGCGCAGTTTGGCCGCCGCCACACGGAAAAGTTAGCCGCCGAGCGCAAAGCCAACTCATAAGCCACTGGCCGAGTTGAATCTCCTACAACCATTTTGGCAGGAACATAAATATGTTGATTGACAATGAATCTGAGCCGCTAGGCGAACTTGAAGCTGAAGAAGCTAAGACAACGCAAGAACTTCCTGAGAAATACAGGGCCAAAAGTTTGGAAGAAGTTGTACGGATGCACCAAGAGGCTGAAAAGCTGATTGGCAAGCAGGCCCAAGAGGTCGGCGAGGTCCGTAAATTGGCTGACGAGTTGCTCAAGCAGAACCTCAGTTCTAAGCAGCAGCATATTCAGGAGGAAGAACCTGAAGTTGACTTTTTTGAGAACCCTCAAAAAGCAGTTCAAGCGACGATTGACAAGCACCCCGATGTCCTCGCAGCCCGGCAAGCCGGTCTTGAGTTCAAACGGATGCAGATTCAGCAAAAGCTGAACGCAGAGCACCCTGACTACTCCCAAGTGGTCAATGATGCTGAGTTCCAAAGCTGGGTGAAATCCTCACCCGTGCGTGTGGGCCTCTATGCGAAAGCTGATGGTGAGTTTGATTACGATTCGGCCAATGAACTGTTGTCCACCTTCAAGCAGCTTCGTGGCGTTAAGGCCAAGCAGTCCGAGCAGGCATCCGATGCTACACGGGCCAAGAGCATGAAAGCCGCGCAAGTTGATGTTGGTGGTTCTGGCGAGAGTTCAAAACGAGTCTATCGACGGGCCGACCTTATTCGGCTGAAAATGACAGACCCAGCGAGATACGAAACACTGAGTGATGAAATCATGCAGGCGTATTCCGAAGGGCGAGTCCGGTAATAACTTTTTTGGAGATTTAACATGGCAAACACCGCCTTTTCCCCTACCAATTCGGTAACCACCACCTCCGCAGCTAACTTCATCCCAGAAATCTGGTCTGATGAAATTGTTGCTGCCTTCAAGAAAAACCTCGTTTTGGCTAACCTGGTCAAGAAGATGTCTTTCAAAGGCAAGAAGGGTGATACTGTCAACATCCCTAGCCCAGCCCGTGGTTCTGCCTCGGCCAAAGCTGCCACTGATGCCGTGACTCTGATCGCAGAGAGCGACACCAACATTCAAGTGCTCATCAACAAGCACTTTGAATACAGCCGCTTGATCGAGGACATCGTTGAGGTGCAAGCCCTGACATCGCTGCGTTCCTTCTACACAGAAGACGCTGGCTATGCCTTGGCTCGTCGCATCGACACCGACTTGGTGCAGCTTGGCCGCGCTTTCAACGGCGCTACCGTGGGCACTGATGACTACGCAACCAGCGCAGCCTCCACAAAGGCTTATGTCGGCTCTGACGGCACCACAGCCTACAACAGCTCGACCTCCAACGCTGCTGCTTTGACTGATGCTGCTATCCGTCGCACCATCCAGCGTCTGGACGACAACGACATCCCTATGGATGGCCGTTTCTTCCTGATCCCTCCATCGAGCCGCAACACCCTGATGGGCCTGGCCCGTTACACCGAGCAAGCGTTTGTTGGCAACGGCGACGCTATCCGCAATGGTGAAATCGGTCAGCTCTACGGTATGGCCGTGTTCGCTACCTCCAACGCCGACACTGGCGCTGGTAACAGCACTACCGACCGCATCTGCTTGATGGGCCACCGCGATGCGATGGTTTTGGTTGAGCAGTTGGGCATCCGTTCGCAGACTCAGTACAAGCAGGAATACCTGGGCACCTTGTTCACCGCAGACACGATCTATGGTGTGAAGGCCTTGCGTACCGCTGCTTCTGCTTCGGCTGCTAACGCTTCCGCTGCTTACGCCTTGGCTGTTCCAGCCTAATGACCCCTCCCCCGGTTTAGGCCGGGGGGTGTCTTTTTAAGGAGATTCAAATGGCTGCTGCAACCGCAATTACTTCCCGACAGGGTAACGATTCATTCCGTGGTGTTTTTAGTGACACTTGGGAAGTGATTTGTACCCTTAATTCAGCTTCTGTAGCAGATCAATCTGCTGGAACTGATACCGTAACCGTTCCTGGTGTTGTCTTGGGCGACATGGTGATTGGTTTGTCTGCTGGCGTTAGCGAGGCTGGGCTTGTTCGCCGTGCCTATGTTTCCGCTGCCAACACGGTCACCATCGCAACGACCAACACCACTGGCGGTGCTGTTGACATAGCGGCAACAACTGTTAAGTTGGTCATCGCTCGCATGGTCTAATCTAAAGGGGGTTAATAACCCCCTTTTTAACGGAGTTTTTATGGCTACATTTCGTTGTTTGGCAAGTGGCAATACGGTGACGTTCACCCAGCAACATGACATTGACTCCATGCGCGGCCACGGCGGCTATGTGCGTGTGGATGACCAAGGCGAAGCAGCTCTGGTCCAGCCTGAGAACAAAGAACTGCCGATGACGGCCCCGGTCCCTGTCAAGCGAATGGGCCGAGCACGCAAACCTGTTGAAATCTGAAGGAGATCGCCATGTACGGTAAAGCACCCAAGATGATGGATACCAAGAAGGCCAAGAAGGCCATGCCCGTTGCCATTATGGTGGCGGTTGGCAAGCCCAAGCCCATGCCAAAGCGTGGTCAGCGCACCATGACCAACAGGGCGAAAAAGAAATGAAGACCAAAGCTGAGAAGAAAATCAGCAAGGTCATGCGCGAGTTCAAGGCCGGTGGCCTGCACTCGGGCAAGGGCGGTCCTGTCGTCAAATCCAAGAAGCAGGCTGTGGCCATCGCACTGTCGCAAGCTGGCAAGGCGAAGAAGAAATGAAGCCCGGCCTCTACACCAACATCCGCGCCAAACAAGCCCGCATCAAAGCAGGCTCTGGTGAGAAGATGCGCAAGCCCGGCACCAAAGGCGCGCCTACCGCTGCTGCCTTCAAGGCTGCGGCCAAGACAGCCAAGAAGGTCAAAAAATGAAAACGCCAGCCTGGCAGCGCAAAGAAGGACAGTCCAAGACCGGGGGCTTGAACGCCAAAGGCAGGGCATCTTATAATGCGTCAACCGGGGGCGATCTCAAAGCCCCGGTCAAATCAGGCGACAACCCTCGACGGGCCTCCTTCCTTGCACGAATGGGCAATATGCCCGGACCCGAGATGAAGGACGGTAAGCCTACTCGGCTGCTCTTGTCTCTGAAGGCTTGGGGTGCGTCATCCAAAGAGGATGCCAAGGCCAAGGCCAAGGCGATCTCAGCCAGGAACAAGAAATGAGACCAGTATCTGTCGGCGTTAATCCAACAGCAGCTACGCTGACGACCGTCTATACGGTGCCGACCGGGTACTATGCAAAATTCACGGTGATGTACATCCACAACACTGGCGGGTCGACCAAGCACATCACCGTCCAGTGGATAGACACCAGCACCAGCATGACTTATGACATCCTGACGGAATACACGTTGTCCGCGAAAAATTACCTACAGTTTGATGGTAATGCGTACATCGTGCTGGAAGAAGGCGACACGATCAAGATCACCACCGAGTCGGGCAGCACGTTCAGTTTTATTGCCACATTTGAAGAAACAGGGTTGACACGCCAATGACCTACCTCCAACTCATCAACGACGTGCTGGTCCGGCTGCGCGAGACTCAGGTCTCCACCAGCACTGAGACCACCTATTCCACCTTGATCGGCAAGTTTGTCAACGATGCCAAGCGCCAGATTGAGGATGCCTACGGCTGGAACGTGCTCGGCCAGACGGTGACGATCACCACCACGCCCGGCACCTACATCTATTCGATGACTGGCGCAGGCCAGAAGTTCCAAGTGATGGACGCAATCAACACGACCGCCAACGTTGGGCTGCGCAACATCAGCTTTGTGGAGATGAACCGTTTCCAGAACTTCGTGCCTGCCATCAGCGGCATCCCTGAGTATTACGCTTTTGATGGTGTGGACGGCAGCGGCGACACCAAGGTGGTGCTGTACGCCCGTCCAGATAACGTCTACGTCCTTCCTTTCTCGTTGACCGTGCCCCAAGCCACACTGTCGTCGGACAACACGCTGGTGCTTGTTCCTGACGTGCTGGTGGTGCAAAACGCCTACGCCCGTGCTCTGGTTGAGCGCGGCGAGGATGGGGGCCTTAACAGCTCCGAGGCGTACCAGTTGTATCGCTCGATGCTGGCCGACTACATCGCGCTGGAGGGCACTCGCTATCCAGAGAATCAAGAGTTTGTTGCCATATGAGCCAAGTCCTCCAGACCGCCAGTGTTGCAGCGCCGGGTTTCTTCGGCCTGAACACCCAGGACAGTCCATTGAATTTGGATTCTGGCTTTGCGCTGGTCGCCACCAACTGCGTGATCGACAAGTACGGTCGCATCGGTTCTCGCAAGGGCTGGAGCCGGGTCAACAGCTCGTCCGGCAACCTGGGTGCGAACAACGTCGGCGTGATCCATGAACTGGTGCAGTCGGACGGCACGATCACGGTGTTGTTTGCTGGCAACAACAAACTGTTCAAGCTGGACGGCTCCAACGCTGTGGTCGAGTTGACCTACGGGGGTGGGGGGACAGCGCCGACGATCACGGCCAGCAACTGGTCTTGCGCATCGCTCAACGGCATCACCTACTTCTTCCAGACCGGCCATGACCCGTTGATCTTTGACCCGGCTGTCAGCACAACGACCTACCGCCGAGTGACGGAAAAGACAGGCTACGTCGGCACCGTTCCGTCTGGCGACATCGTGCTGTCTGCGTTTGGTCGGCTGTGGGTGGCGAACACCGCAACCGTGAAAAACACGGTTTACTTTTCTGATCTGCTGGCCGGACACGTTTGGTCAACAGGTACGGCAGGCTCCCTGAACGTGGACAGGGTGTGGCCGTCAGGCTCTGACGAGGTGCAGGGCTTGGCCGCGCACAACGGCTTTTTGATCATCTTCGGCAAGCGCCAGATTCTGGTCTACGCCAACGCCACCACGCCGTCCACCATGAGCCTGTCCGACACGGTGGGGGGCATAGGTTGCCTCGCGCGCGACTCGATCCAGTCCACGGGCAAGGATGTGCTGTTCTTGTCCAACTCGGGCGTGCGCTCGTTTGCCCGAACGATCATAGAGAAGTCGGCTCCGCTGGGCGACCTGTCCAAGAACGTGCGCAGCGACTTGATGGGCATTGTGGGCGGTGAAACACTAGCAAACATTAAGTCGGTCTATTCGGAGTCTGAGGCGTTTTATCTGCTGACGCTGCCCTCAGTCAAGGAGGTGTACTGCTTTGACACCCGCACGCAACTGCAAGACGGCGCGTTTCGGATTACCAAATGGGACTCGATTGAGCCAACGGCGCTGCTTTCGCGGCGCAACGGCGACTTACTGATCGGCAAGAACGGCTACATCGGCAAGTACAACACCTATCAAGACCACACCACGCTGTACAGGATGCTGTACTACACGAACCACGCCGACCTTGGCAACGCCAACGTCACGTCGTTGCTCAAGCGCCTGAAGGTGGTAGTGATCGGCGGCACCAACCAGTACGTGACGATGAAGTGGGGCTTTGACTTTATTGCCAACTACCAGTCGGCCAGCGCTTTGATCCCAACGCAAGGGGTCAGCGAATACGGCATTGGTGAGTACGGCATTGCTGAATATTCTGAGGGCGTGGCCCTGCAAACGCTATCGGTGTCGGCAAGCGGCAGCGGTAAAATCGTGCAAACAGGCTACGAGACCAACATCAGCGGAGCGCCTTTGTCAATTCAACGGATTGAGATTCAGTCCAAAGACGGGAAAATATCATGAGTAACTACACCAAGAGCACCAACTTTGCGACCAAGGACGCGCTGCCCTCGGGTGATCCCATCAAGATCGTCAAGGGCACCGAGATCGACACCGAGTTCAACAACATCGCCACCGCGATTGCGACCAAAGCTGACTTGGTGTCGCCTACGTTTACAGGCTCACCAGTTCTGCCGACAGGCACAACAGGCGTGACGCAAAGCGCAGGCAACGACTCTACTGCGCTGGCCACGACCGCGTATGCCGACGCAGCCATCACCGCCGAACGCACTGCGACGGCGACGCTGACAAATAAGAGCCTGACCAGCCCTACGTTGACAGGCACGCCAGTCGCTCCCACAGCTTCGGTTGACACCAACACAACGCAAGTGGCGACGACTGCGTTTGTCGTAGCGCAGATTGCTGACGATGCCCCCACCAAGACGGGCACAGGGGCTTCCGGAACTTGGGGCATTGATATTTCCGGCAACGCCGCGACAGCGACAAACCTGTCTACGGCTTCTGGCTCGGCTCCTAGCTATTCAGCGCGGGCATGGGTTAACTTTGATGGCACTAATGCGTTTTCGCCAAACCCTAGCACCACCGCTATTCGTGCCAGTGGTAACGTGACCAGCATCACTGATAACGGCTTGGGTGACTTCACAGTCAACTTCACAACTGCGATGCCAGATGCGAATTACTCAATCGTAGGTACAGGAAGAAATGATGCAAATGCTGGTGCAGGGACGGTTTTTCTGCAAAGCGGATATACGCCGACAGCAAGTGCTGTCAGGTTGCAGACTGGTGCAGTAGCAGGATCACTTAACGCTTCTGACTTACCGCAAGTCAACATCGCTGTCTTCCGTTAACTTTTTTTTAAAGGAACCAAAATGAACTCTCGTATCATTTACCCAACTGACGATGGCGGCGTGGCCGTTATCGTTCCCGCCGCTGAGTGTGGTCTTAGCATCGAACAAATCGCGGCCAAGGACGTGCCAGAAGGTAAGCCTTACAAGATCGTGGATGTCAGTGACATCCCAACAGACCGCACATTCCGTAATGCTTGGGAGTACACAGCATGATCGCCGTCAACATTGATAAGGCCAAGGCCATCGCCCACGACATCCGCCGTGGCTCGCGCGCCATTGAGTTCGCGCCGCTGGACGTCAAGGCCACCATCCCAAGCGAAGCGGCGGCAGCTGAAGCCGCCCGTCAAGCTGTTCGTGAAAAGTACGCAACCATGCAAGCAGCGATTGACGCCGCGTCAACGACTGACGAGATCAAGGCCGCTCTCGCATGATCACGCACCACTTCAGCGATGGACTGTACGCCAAAGAGGCCGCATTCGCGGCTGGCACGGCCATCCTGAAGCACACGCATGACTTCAGCCACCTGTCGATCCTGGCTGTGGGCAAGGTGGCGGTAATGAAGGGTGACAAGATTGAGGTGGTCGAAGGCCCGGCCTGCATAGAAATCAAGGCTGGCCTGACGCACGGCGTTAAGGCCATCACGGATTGCGTTTGGTTTTGTATTCACGCCACTGACGAGAAAGACCCGTCAAAAGTGGATGACGTTTTGATTGGAGTTTAATATGCCGTGGATTTCAGGTGGATTTGCATTAGCGGGTGGTTTGCTTGGCGGCAGCTCTGCCCGCAGCGCAGCCAACACACAAGCAGCATCGCAAGAACGCACAGCACAACTTGCGCTTGAAGAAAACCGGTTCCGTCCGGTGGGCATCACGACACGCTTCGGCCAGTCGCAGTTCCAGACTGACCCGCAAGGCCGAGTATCAGGGGCCAGCTACACGCTCGACCCACAACTCGCGGCCATGCAAGACCGCTTCTTGGGCCTAGCGGAGGGTGGTCTGACGCAGGCCGAGCAAGCGCGGCAGCAGTTTGCGCCATTGCAAGGTGCAGCGCAGGGTCTGTTTAGCCTCGGACAACAGTACTTAGCCCAATCACCCGAAGATGTTGCGCAGCAGTACATGGCCGGGCAGCAGAACCTGTTGGCCCCCAGCCGTGAGCGCCAGCTTGCACAGCTCCAGAACCAACTGTTCCAGACAGGCCGTGGCGGCTTGGCCGTGGGCGCAACAGGTGAGCGACCAAGTGGTGCGGCAGGGCTCGGCGCAGCCAACCCCGAGATGGAGGCGTACTACAACGCCTTGGCCCAGCAGGACGCTGCTTTGGCAACGCAGGCCATGCAGGCTGGGCAGCAGCAGGTGGCGTTCGGTGCGGGTCTGTTTGGCACGGGTGGCAACCTGCTCACACAAGGTTACGGCGGTCAGGCTGCTGCGCTTGACCCATACAGAGCGTACTTGGCTGGCGCAACTGGCTTGGAGAGTTTGGGCCAGCAGCCTTTGCAGCTTGGCATTGACATTGGTGCCAAGGGTCAGAGTGCGGGTGGTGCTCAAGCGCTGCTGCAAGGTGGCATGGGCGCGGCCAATACCCGATTCGCAGCCAACGCCTACAACCCGTTTGCTACTGCGCTCACGGCTTTCAGCCAGAACCCTGCGCTCACGAATAGTGCCGCAAAGATGTTCGGCGGTGGTGGCGATGCAAGAGGCTATATGCCGACCAATTTCGGTACTGGGTCAGCTTTCGGCAACCAAGACCTCGGCGCGTTCCTGTAAGGAGTAAGACATGGCAGAAATCGTGCAATCTTTGTTCGGCGTGACGCCGGAGTCTTACCAACAGGCCCAGCAAGACCGCATCAACGCGCAGGCCATGCAGTACGCCCGGCTCGACCCGTTCCAGCAGGCGCAATACTCTATTGGCCGTGGGGCCAACATGCTGGGCGGGGCCATTGGCGGCGCTCTAGGTGCGCAAGACCCTGAGTTGGTCAAGATCAGCGCTCGTCAGCAGGTCGCAGCCCAGCTTGACCCTAATGATTTATCCACTTTTGATCGGGGCATTGAGATAATGCGCCAGGGTGGTGATGGTCAAGGTGTTTTGATGTTGACAATGGAGAGAGATAAGGCTCGGCAAAGAGCGCAAGAAACACAACTCAACACGCTTAAAACAGAAGACTTCTTGACCCAACGAGGGCAGAGAATGCAAGCCGCAGGCATGGAGCAATACGCCAATCAGTTGGTGGGCCAGATGCGCAATCCTGATGGGACTATTAACCAAGAAGTCATCAATCAACTGCAATCATTCCCACAGGGTTTGGCAGCAATCAAGGCTCAAGCAGAAGTTTTGCCATCCATTCGTAGGCTTGGTGCGGCAGCTACACCAGAGGTCAATCCATTTGCTATGTTCACCACTGATGCGACCATCCCAAAAAATGTTCAAACATTAGCTCAGCAATACTCCAAGAGTTTTGCAAGCGGAGTGCTTGATCCTGAAAAGGCTGACGCCAGAGTCAAAGAATTGACTGAAATGACGCAACGTGTTCAGCAATTTGAACAAAACCAGCAGCAGATTAAAGACAATCAAGCCATCATGCAGTCGCTGCGTCAGCAAGGTCTTGAGAACTCTCAGCAAGCTCTGTTGATTCAACAAGGCAACCTGGCTTTGCAAGCGCAGAACGTACAATTTCAACAAGAAATGAAGCGCAAAGAAGCAGAAGCCAAGGCAGATGCCAAAGCCAACAAGCCACTGCCAAGCTATCTTGCAAAAGAAGAGGAGGCCGACTTCTCTGCCGCAAGCGCAGCAACAAACATTGCCACAGATGCGTATGGATACATCAACCGAATTAAAACGGGTGAGATTAAGTTTGGAGTCAAGGACAGAGCCAGCATTCGGGCGCGTCAGCTTGTCGGATCTGGTGCGCCAGATGTAATTGCCCGTGAGGAATACGACAGGTTTGTGGAAAACTTGGTGAATGAGAGTTTGCGATTGAACAAAGGTACGCAAACTGAAGGTGATGCTGTTCGAGAGGCAAAAGCACTTAAAAGCTCAGAATCAAAAGAGGCTGCTGCCTCTGCGATGAAACGATTGATTGAGATCAACACTCGACGGGCAGAGGGCGCAGCAAGCTCAGTTGAAAAGCGCAGAGCAAATGCAGGGTTTCCTTCAGCACCTCAACCAATTGCGATTCCCAAGTTTGATGTTCAAATCATTACACCAGCCGAATACAACAGCTTTTTGAAGAATCCGAAATTCCCAAGTGGTACAGTTTTTGTTGATCCAGATGGCGTTAGAAGGGTGAAACCATAATGGCAAACTATCAAGATGCACCTTTGGCTGAACAGCCACAGGCAAACCAGCCTCAAGCCTTTACCTCTGTCCTTGGACCTGGTGTTCCTTACTCCGGTCCAGTTGAGGCACTTCGCTCGATTGGTCAGGGCTTGACATTTGGCACTCTGGATGAGATTGAGGCGGCTGTTCGCACTGGTGCAATCAGTGGGCCTGAGTACGAGCGACAGCGCAATTTGTTGCGTGAACAGCAAAAGCAATTCGGACAAGATATGCCGATTGTTAAGACTGGCCTTGAGATTGGCGGAAGTTTAATTGCCCCGTTTGGCATTGCCAAACAAGTGAGTCGCATGGCCCCTACAACACAATCAGCGATCATTGGTGAGACTGTGCTTGGCCAGGCTGCTCGCGGAACTGCCGCAGGTGCGGCCACTGGTGCAGCATCAGGCTATGGCTTTGCTGAAAAAGATGCAGGCTCCGATGCTGTTGTTGGTGGCATCTTTGGCGGCTTGCTTGGTGGGTCTGTTCCGATTGTGGTTGACAAGGCCGGATCACTTATCAAGAACGTGCTCAACTCTGCCGGCATTGGTGATCAACAGACTGCTGCATCAAAGATGCTGGCAAATGCTTTCCAAAAAGACAATCTGACGCCAACAGAGGTTCAGCAAGCTCTTGATGAGTTGCGAAAGATTGGCGTTCCCAATCCTGTTATTGCGGACTTGGGAAAAAGCCTGAACGATCTGGCTTACAGCGCCTATGTGGTGCAGTCCAAAGCCAAGGGTGGAACTGAATCATTTTTGGTCAACCGCATGATTGATCAGCCAAACGACATTGTGAAGGGTTTGGTTGAAAAAGCAGGATTGGCAAAGAACGTCAATGGTTTTGAATATCTTGAGGCATTGACTGCAAACCAGTCTAGGCTTGCCAGTCAGTCATACCCAGATGCTTACAGCAAAGCCATTGATGCGGTGCCTTTCCGAAAGTATGTGGACCGGCCTGTGTTTCAAAAAGCCTATGAAGAAGCGGTAAAACGGGCTGGCGTTTACGGCAACAAGTTGCCACCTTTGAGCGCTATCCGTAATGCTCAGTCGGTCCCAACAGACATACTGCACCAGATAAAGATTGGTCTGGACCGTGTGGTCGATGCTGAAACCGATGCAGTCACAACTAAAGTGTCTGGCTATGGCCGGGATGTGGTCAAGGTTAAAAACGAATTCAATGACCTCATCAAATCATTAAATCCAGAATACGCTAAGGCAAATGCAGAATTTGCTGATGCGGAACGCATCAAAAATGCCTTCAAAATGGGTGAGGATTACCAAAGACTTGACCCAGCAGAAGCTGCCGCCAAGATCAAAAAGCTGAACTCAGACGAGAAGGAGGCTTTCCGATTGGGCGTTATGGCTGATGTCAACAACCGCCTTGGCAACTTTAAGGGTGGCGATTTCAGCAAGCAGATATTCAAGTCTGAGAATCAAAAGCTCTTGCTGCGCAATGCCTTTCCAGATCAAGCCTCTTACACAGAGTTTTCCCAGTATGTCAAAGCCTTGGGTCAGCAAGGCAGCACCAAACAAAGAATTCTTGGAGGCTCGCGCACAGATGAAAACAGAGCAGTGCGTGATGAAGCAAACCTTTTGGGATCTCTTGCCCAGGGTGCAGCAACTGGCGACCCACTAGCCATGCTCAGAACTGGCGGTCAGGCTTTGCTTTCGCGTGCGAAGGGCATAAGCAGTGAAACATCAGAGGCTTTGCAAAAACGCCTGTTTACTGTTGACCCCATTGAGCAAACTGCAATCTTGCAAGAACTCAACCGCAGGTCGCGACAGCCAAGAACAGGGCTGTTAACTGGGGCTGCGGCTATTGGCTCGGCCACTGGAATTTTGGGAGATTGAACATGTTTCCACTCGCAGCGCTCATGGACGTCGGCGGTAAGCTAAGTTTGCAAGGCTTGCTCAGGCGTTTTCCCAGCTCGCAGCCTAAGATAAACTGTGTAATAGGACAGCCCTGTTTTTTCGCACCATTCAGATATGGACAGGGTTTCACCAAATGCGGTGACAAGCAGCGTGTTTCGTCTATTTTTGGCCTGCTCTTTTCTAGTGGCCCATGTGCAATTTTCAGGGCTATAACCCTTTTCATTGTCAATGCGCTCAATACAAAGGCCATGTGGTCTTTCACCCATGTCGCTCAAAAAATTGGCAAACTCAAGCCAGCGGTCGCAAATCGTGATGCCTCTATCACCGTAATTTTTGTAGGCCTTGCATTTAGGGCTTGTGCATCGTTTTTTAATGCCTTCCCATATTTGATAGGTAGACGTTCGCTTCCCGCGCAAAGCGTGCCCATGTGAAAAACTTGGGTTGTTAGAGCCAGAAAGGTCTTTAGTATGATTCAAGAGCTTCTCCCATTTGCCGCAAAATTGATAGATAAAATTCTACCAGACCCCGAGGCCAAGGCTCGGGCGCAGGCCGAGCTGGTCAAGATGCAGCAAGACGGCGAGTTGGCGAAGATGGCTAACGAGACCGACCTGTATAAGACCGAGCAGAACAACGTCACGGATAGATGGAAAGCTGATATGGGCAGCGACTCGTGGCTGTCCAAGAACATCCGGCCTATGGCGCTAATTGCCATTTTCGTGGCGTACTTTATATTTACCGCCATGTCCGCGTTTGGCTACAACGCGCAGGAGTCCTACGTCCAACTGCTGGGCCAGTGGGGTCAAATCATCTTCTTGGCTTATTTCGGCGGTCGGACAGTGGAAAAGTTGGCGGACATGAAAGGTAAGAAATGAAAGACAACTTTGACGAGGCTCTGAAGGCCATCCTCCACCACGAAGGCGGCTACGTCAACCACCCGGCTGACCCCGGCGGTATGACCAACCTGGGCGTGACCAAGCGCGTCTGGGAGGAGTGGGTCGGCCACGAAGTTGACGAGAAGACGATGCGCGGCCTCACGCCCGAGATCGTCGGCCCCATGTACAAGGCCAAGTATTGGGACAAGATCAAGGGTGACGATTTGCCCGCTGGCGTGGACTACTGCGTGTTCGACGCTGCCGTGAACTCAGGCCCAGGCCGTGCGGCCAAGTGGCTGCAAGCGTGCGTTGGGGTCGAGCCTGACGGCGGCATCGGCCCCAAGACGCTGGCTGCGGTGGCCGCCATCGACCCCGCCGATCTGGTCGAGGACTACGCCAAGCGCCGTCTGTCGTTCCTAATGGACCTGCCAACGTGGGGCACGTTTGGCAAGGGCTGGGGCCGACGAGTGGCCGAGGTGCAGACCAGCGCCAGCACTATGCTCGCGTAGCCAGCAGCAGCAGCGCAAGCCAAGACAGGCCCATCAAAGCCATCAGCAGCCAGTAGGCCAGCGTCCTGACCTGCTTGCGCCAGACAGACTCTGGCAACGGCTGGGCAGCAGGTGTCTTGCGACCAATGCGTGCCGTCACGGTGTCTCCGTCTTAAGGTAGGCTGTCAACCGGGTGATCTTACCTTGGTAGAACTGGACCATCTTGGCAGCGTACTCTTGCGTGTCTTGCACTTGCAGCAGTTCACGCTTGGCAGCTTCCAACTCGCGCAGGGCGATGACGTTGGCGGTGGGCGCTCGCAGTAGGTTCTTGATTTTCATGTGATGGCTCTCGCTTTCTTACGCATCGGTTGGTTTTGGGCAATCAGGTGGTGGTGAGTGCAGGCAATAGACCGCAGACCATTGGCCGTTAAATGGCCCCGCCCAATCACGAACGTAAACGTCTGGCATCGCCTTGAGCGTGTTGCGAAGCGTGGCCGAACGAACGCCAGTTGCATTAGACAATGACCGCAGGGAAAGCCCCTTGGGAGCCTCGCGCAGCAGTTCTCTTAGTTTAGGTGCGTGTGATGGTTTCATGAAGTATCTGTAGGCTTGTATTGCTGTTTTGAGGTCGGCTTCAAGTTCTGCCAGCCGGACCGTAGCGTCCTGGGCAAACTTGACCAGGTTGCGCATTTCCCAATCTTGAAATCGGCTCACTTAATGATCCTCATAAAAGCGCCGCATCGGGCGCACATGTAAAGTGGTTTGTCTGGGACTTCTTCCCAGCGGTGTTGGCAGGTCATGTGTTCTTGCTCCTTGCTCGGACGGCTCCAGCACATTCGGCTGGTTGCATACCAACATCCCGCGCTTGAAACACATCACAAATCTTTGCACACGCCTCACGCTCGTCAGCACGAACAAGCTCGGCAAATTCTCTTTTCCAATCTAAATCCGGATTGGCGATAACTTTATCCTCAGCCTCTCGCGCCATTTCAATTATTGTTTTCATTTTTGCTCCTTAATGCGGCTTCAATGGCTCGGGCAAACGGTTGTACAACGTCACGAAAATCGCTTGCCTCCACTCGTTTCCACACTTCTTCAGCCTCCTCATGCGTCAGCCCAACCCAAGGGCGCTGTGGTGTTTCGCAGTCGGGGCATTTGATCTGAGGCTCTTTACCCCATCGGTCATGCCACCATTCACGCTTATCTCTGTCGCCGTCATAGATTAGTTTGCATTCGCATTCACAGCAAAGTATGTAATCACCGAGTGCCATTTTTCTCTCCTGTAATGCCGTGTGCGGCTTCAATGGCTCTGGCAAACCTTAAAGTATCGTCATGCGGGGAAATTCCTTCTTGAGACTTAATTGAAATTTCAACAATCTCCTCATCCGTCAGCCCAACCCAAGGGCGCTGTGCCTTGGGATAAACAAGATGACCGCCGTTTGCGTAGTGCTTTGCCACAGGCTCCTGCTGTGCTGGCTGCTCTGCCAGTGCTTTGCGGCTCATTTTGTCACCTCGCGCATCTCCCAGCCGAGCTGAAAATAGTTCCAGCGGGTTTGCATACTTGGGTTGGTGTACCGGCCCTTGACCATCTGGAAGTCGGTGTGCCCTTTGGTGCGCATGATCGCTTCGAATACCTTCTGTGCTTGTGTCATTTCACGTTCCTTTCGTGCCCCAATCGGGCATTGTTTCGTTTGCATCCAAATTACGAAGTATTGCGTTCAGCTCATCAAGCTCTGGCACTGCAAAGTGGCAACTGCAATAAGCGTTCCAAAACCATGTGGCTTCTTCCCACAGGCACTCTTTGAAAAGCCGATCCTGCACAAACGAGCCTGGGCTGTTTGGCATGTAAAGCCGTCTTGGACTGTTGATCTCAGCCTTCATGGCCGATGCGATGGCGGTGTAGTTCATGACGACCACCCGTAGAACAGGCAAGCGGCCAAGACAATGCCAATGGCGATGGCGGTGAGGTAGTCGAGGAGGGTTTCTGTGTGTTGTTTCATGGTGGTTTCCTTGATGGGGCCAGTGGCCCCGGTTGGTTGTTAAGCAGCGGCCTTATCTGCAAATGCGCGCTGCGCTTCTGTGCCTTGTGAAATAAACTCATCAGAGCCGTAAGCTGGATCAACCTCGCCCCAATATGTCCAATCAACATCTTTACCGGCAGCAAACGCTGCGTTAACACGGGCAGCCAGACGCTCAGCCTTAGCAGATGCTTCTTTGCGCAGATCAGGAAAACAAGAATCGCCAGTCTCTTCGCAAACCAAAATCTCAGTGCCGTTAAAAGTTGCAACGTGACGGAAGCGACGACCAGCTGCGTTCTCAATCAAAACGTAATACTGATCGGCGATGAATGGATGACCATCGCAGCTATAACCTGCGTTGAAGAGATCAGATGCTACGTAGGCGGTGTAAGTTGTGTTCACGGTCAGCTCCTTGCTGGTTGGTTGTTACTAGGCTTTCAGTATAACGCACTTCCCACAATTCCCCACAATTATTTTATAGGGATAAACCCTAAGTCACTTCTTTTCTTTTGCCAGCCCCTGCTTGATGTAGTGCAGCACCTGTGCGGCCAGCGTTCTGGTGTGGCGCTCGGCATGTTTGCGGACCTCCATCTCCACATCAGCAGGCAGTCGGATGGTCATGTACTTGTCTTTGGTTTGCTCGGTCATGGTGTTTCTTTCTGTTGGTTAAAAAAGGCAGTGATCTGCGCCTTGGCATCATCAGCACCTTTGCACACTTTAGCACAATAACCCACTTCCTCAAGGTACTTGATCCAATCCTTTTGCTCGGCGCTCACTACGCCACCCTGGATGCGCTTCATCTCGACCCACAGCTTCCACTCAGGGATGAACAGATCGGGCACACCAGCAGATACGCCCTCGACCTTCAGCTTGGCGGCTGCTGCAAGGCTGCGCTGGCCCCCGTTGGGGATGGCAAAGATGCGCACGCCCCTGTGCGTCTGGCGAAACCAGCGCACCACCTCGCGCTGCTCCTCGTGTTCGGTTGGGATGCGATCAGTCAAAATCTAATTTCCTGTTCCCACTTGGGGCACTCGCCAACAGCCTCGGCAAACTCAGCAGGTGGCTTCATGAAGAATTCAACGCACAACCCGTCTGTGCCGTAATGCTCACAGGTGTGACAGCAGCGCGGTGGCCCGGCCTTGAGCCACTGTTTGTAAGTTGTCACCATCTCTGGCTCGGCGTGTCTGCTCATTTCAGCCCCTTCTGCATTGCCTTCACCCAGCACTTAGCGCAGTGCCATTTAGAGCGCACCTCGATGCCTCCCTTGGGTTCCTTTTCGATTTTGCACAAATCACACAGACGCAACTTTTGCGCTTTTGCTACTTCATTAATCATTCCACTTTCTCCTTGTTACCTTAAAAAATTTACCGTCTTTGCGAAACTCGATCATGCTTGGCGGTGTTGCGTTGTTCAGGTTTTGCGCCATGTCAAGCATGGTCGGCACATTCAGGCCACCGGGCGCAATTTGGGCACGCTCCGCAATTGTGATCAGCTTTTGCACAGCAGACTGGCCTGCATACCCATCGTGCGTGATAGCCAAGTATTCAGTCACAGCCGGGTCACTTAGCCCACCGTAGTACGTAACTGCTAGCATCTGCTTACCTGATGCTTTGCTGATGTGCTCACGCCATCTCCAACTCGTCACCTCCAGCTCTTGGCCCTCCAGCCCCATGATGTCGTCATTGCGCAGTTGCAGCTTCTTGGCCTCTCTCACAGGAAAAGGATGGCCGCAGGCTGGGCAGACCGTTGCCGAAATGTGGACCAGCTCGTCGCAGTTCTCGCAGGCTTTGACTGGTGCCTCACCATTGCCGTCGCCACCCTTCTTTGGTGGCTGCACGTTGGTGATCGGGCCATGCGTCTCCACCACCCCAGCGAAGTCCAGCACCAAGCAGTGGTCGGTGTGGCTCTTGACCCTCATGCCTCGGCCAGCCATCTGGACGTACAGGCTGGCGCTCATGGTGGGGCGCAGCATCACCACCAGATCAATGTCGGGGTAATCAAAGCCAGTGGTCAGCACATTGGCGTTGGTCAGCGCTTGCAGCTTTCCAGCTTTGAAGTCGGCAATGATTTCATCACGCTGCTTCTTTGGTGTGTCCCCGGTCACGCACGCAGCGGCCACCCCCTGCTGGCGCAGTGCCTCGGCAATGTGCTGGGCGTGTTGGACCCCAGCGCAAAAGAACAGCCAAGCCTTGCGCTCCCCGGCCAAGGCCATCACCTCTTGCACAACAGCATGGTTCTTGTCGTCCGTGTCCACCGCAGCTTGCAGCTCAGACTCAATAAACTCGCCTCCGCGCTTGTGAACGCCAGTCACATCCAGCTTGGCCTTGGTGACTTTGGAGCGCAGCGTTGACAGATAGCCTTTGAAGATCAGCTCCTCGATGCTGATCGGCTCAATCAGCGCGTCAAACAGCGCAGGCTTGTCGGTGATCAGGCCGTGCCCAAGCCTGTAAGGCGTGGCCGTCAGGCCCACCACCCTGATGGACGGGTTGATGGCTCCAAGCTCATCCAACAGGCTGCGGTAGCCGCCCTCGTCCTTGTGGTTGACTAGGTGGCACTCGTCGATTATCACCAGATCAATGTGGCCAAGCTCACGCGCTTTGGTGCGCACCGACTGGATGCCAGCAAAAGTGATCGGCTCGCCCAGATCACGCCGGCCAATGCTGGCGCTGTAAATGCCCATCGGAGCACCGGGCCAGTGCTGGCGCATCTTCTCAGCGTTCTGCTCAATCAGCTCTTTCACATGGGTCAGCATCAGAACACGGGTCTCTGGCCAAGTCTGCAAGGCGTCCTTGCACAGCGCGGCCACAATGTGGCTCTTGCCTGAGCCAGTTGGCAGCACCAGGCAGGGGTTGCCCTTGCCGCCGGCCTCGAACCAGGCATACAGCTGGTCTATGGTGCGTTGTTGGTAGTCACGAAGCATCAACCCACCACCCTTCCACCCCAATCCCTGCGCATCTCCGCAATCAGCGGATCACCACTCACGCAAGCCTGGGCATTTGCCAGCAGCTCTTTGGAGCCGTAGACACCCTCTTGCTCGGGGTCGCCATTGGCTACGTTCACGCCATTGATCTCGTAGACAGCCGTGAACTCGTTTGGCCCGTCCTTGCGCTGCCAAGGCACCAGATCAGGGTGCAGGACATGGCTCTCGCAGCCTTGGTGCTGGGCATCCACCGGGATCACATCGTCCCACTTGGCGCAGTGCCATGTGCTGTCTGACAGTGGCGTTGCCATTGCGCAGGTGCGGCAGTTCACGTGCTTGGTGGTCTTGGACTGGTGGCAGAACTCTTGCGCATCACAGAACTTACACTGATACCAGCTTGGGTCCGAGCTGATCGGCTCGGGCATCCGGTCGCTCAGTGCAATGTAGTGGCCCCGGCGCACCGCTTTGTCGGCCACATCCTTGTCTAGCTTGATGCGCTCAGTGTGGATGCGGTCATCGTCCTTGCACACCGCCACATAAAGCGCACGGTCCAGACCAGTGCCAGCCATGTAGACCTGCATCTGCACAAAGTGCTCGGGCTTAGACTTCTCCACCCCGTCTTTCACCAGCGCATCAAAAGACTTTTTGCTGTGCGTCTTGAACTCGGCCACATGCTTGGTCTTGGGCGCTTCAGGCACGCCAGCATCAATGATCGCATCCAGTGACCCAGACACGTGGCTTCCAAAGTCAACACGGTGCTGGCTTGACACCTTGCGCACATCCAAACCAATGGAGCGCAAGTCGCTGATGATGGTGGCTTCTTCGTTCTGCCCCCGGCGAAACAGGCGCAGGATGCGGCCAGAAAACTCAGGCTGCACAGCCCAGCGAAACGACAACCACAACCACCTGTCACATACGTGACCCAAGGAACTGGCCCCCAGGTGTGGCCGTGGCTTTTCTTTTTTTCCTTCGTGGTGCTTGTCAATCAGGGCTTGGATGCTATGATCACTCTCAGGTATTTTCATGTTGCTTTCCTTGTGGGTTGAGATTTGCCCCGACCTTAACCAGTCGGGGCATTTTTTTTGATGGGCCTACTCGCTGCGTCTGGGTGGCACGGTGCCCGTGTGCTTCGCACGCCACGCCAGCATCCGCTTTCGGCCCAAAAATCACTTCTTAGCCCACGGTGGCGCAGCCTTGCCAGAGGCAGCAGGAGCACTTGCAGCAGGCATGGCCGCAGCAGGAGCTGCGCTACCTGACAAGGACTTAAAGCCCTTGACCTCGTTGCTGGCACCATACTGAGCGTCTTGCTTTACCTCCAGCTTGATGCCGATCTGCCCCCCAATCAACTGGTCGGTGTCCGTAACCTTCGCCAAGCCAATCGCACGCATGATCTCACTCAACTGCTGGCGACCAATCTCCTCGGCCTTGGGGTTGGCGTTCTTGATGTTCAGGTTGCCAAACACCACCCGGCCTTGGTGTGTTGGGCCAGTAATGTCGTACCGCAGCTTGATGTACTGGCCGTTGCCAGCCTTGGTGTCCTTGAGTTCGGCTTGATTGATGGTGGCGGTGTACCAGCCAGCAGGCAGCGGCTCAAAGTTGCCAGTGTTGCCAACAGGCAACTCGTTGATGTCAAAAGACTCGGAAAGAAAAGCCATGATTTACTCCTTGGGGTTGATTTTGAAAGATGGTCGGCCAGGCTTGGCCGTAATTGCACCGGCCAAAGGCCCAGTGATGGATTCGTCGGCTGCTTTCCAGACCGACATGTTGATTTCCGGCTTCCACCGGAACAGTGTTGAGAGGTGATCGGTCAGTCCAGCCTCAGTGGCAAGCATTTGCAGCTTCTCGGAATCGACCTTTCGTTCGATGCGGCCTTCGACTTTAATCTCGAAATCTGTTGCACCAACGGTTTCGGTTTTGTCAAGTTGGTCGGAGATACGCGCCAGCTTTTTGATGTGGTCTTCAATAATTCTTCTATCTTCTGTTGCATCTTTTTCTTCTTGCTTGGCTCTAAGCCACATCTGGGCCAGCTCGTTCATGTCGGTGGGCAGTGTCTCGTAGGTCATAATTGCCTCGCTTCCAGCATGGCGTCAGCAACTTCGTAAGCCATCCTGATGTTTTGATCGCTGAATTCGCCATTTTCCAAAAGTACAGGGTTTGAAACCATCCCCTGCATAGCCGCCGAAGCAAAGTAATCGCGCAGGGTCAACACCTCACCACAGGGAGATGCGCCATCGTCTTTCATTTCAATCATGCTCGTGCTCCAATCTTGGTAATGATTGCGCCAAGGTCTGGCGCTTCCCAGCTCTCCAACTTGCCCGAGCGATCCTTCGCCAGCCACAGGCCGTCCGAATCGCACATGAGCGCACGCTGGGTCACGCCCTCGGCATCGCGCTCCACTCGCAGCGCCAGCACCTCGTCAAAGAAGTACGGCAGACCCTGCGTCAAGCTCTTGCCCGGCATCCCAGGGTTGTAAAGCATCTTGCCCATCTCGTCAGTGGACTTCTCCAACTTGGCGCTCATGTAGACATGCTTGCCCGGCAGGTCACGGAACGCACGGATCAGCTCCTGCATGGTGGTGTTCATCTCACCATAAGCCGCCCGGCCATCCTTGGACTTCTTCATCTCATGGGCCAGTACCACCTCGGCCACCTCGCTGATGGAATCCAACGCCACCGACTCAAAGCCCGTGGCCTCCTTGCTGTCTCGGCACCAAGTAAACGCCTCGCGTAAGTCGTCCATCGAAGCAATCTCAATGTAAGGCAGGTCAGCGTCCTGAATAGACAACAAACCACCCTCTGCACTGAGCACGATCACATTGGGCAGCGTCTTGACCAAGGTGGTCTTGCCAGCCCCCGCTTGCCCGTAAACAAGCAACTTCACCCCATTGGCAGATAAACTGCCGGTTGATTTCAAATTGATAGCCATCTGGCTCTCCTTTTTTTCACCACTGTCAGGAAATCTGTTTGTGGTGTGCCTAGACTTTACCACAATTAAAAGTTATCATGTCAACATATTTTTTCAACAAAGGCGGAAAACATGAAAACGCAGGAAGCAATTGACCATTTTGGAGGTCTTCGCAAGTTGGCCGAAGCCTTGGATGTTTGGCCGCAGGTCATCTATCAATGGGGTGAAACTCCTCCAATGGGCAGGCAGTACGAGCTGGAGGTTAAGACTGGTGGCAAACTTAAGGCGGACACGCAGGCGGTGACTCATGGCTGATTTATCTAAAGTTTTAGGTGGTCCTTGGTCACCATCCCCAGAGAAACTGGTCTCGCCCCCAGAGGTGCAGCTCATTGACGCCATTCGTGCAGCGGGACTTGAGCCGCCAGATCATATTGAGATGGATGGCAAGATTCACCGTTTTAAATCGGGCACCAAAGGTACGCCGGGCATTGATAAGCCAGGCTGGTATTTGGTATTTGGTGATGGCATCCCAGCCGGGCGTTTTGGTTGCTGGAGATCAGGCATTGAGGTGACTTGGCGTGCAGACGTTGGCCGAAAACTCTCAGAGTTTGAGGAAATGGCTCATGCAAGACGCATAAATGAGTCCAAGGTTTTGCGCGAAGCTGCTCAAGAACGCCAGCATCAAGTCGCCAGTGAGACAGTGGAAAAGATCTGGCTTAGTGGAAGTGCAGCGCACCCCGACCACCCTTACCTCAAGCGCAAGGGCATCCAGACTCACGGCGTGCGCATTACAGGTGATGGCCGTCTGATGGTGCCTTTGTACGATCAAAATGGAACTCTCAGCACCCTGCAATACATTGATGAAGATGGTGGGAAGCTGTACCACCCCGGTGGCAAGTCTGGTGGCAAGTTTTGGATGATAGGCTCACTGGATGAGCCTGGACCACTGTATATCGCAGAAGGCTTTGCTACCGCAGCCACCATTTATGAGACCACTAGCCGACCATGCGTTGTGGCTTACAGCGCCAGCAGTCTGGTGCCAGTTACAGCCAGTTTGCGTGAAATGTATGGCGCAACGCAGGACATCGTTATCGTGGCAGACCATGACAAACACGGTGTTGGGCAACGCTATGCAGACCAAGCCAGTGCCAAATATGGAGCTAGAGTGGTGATGCCACCTATTGAGGGAATGGATGCCAATGACTATGCCCAGGCTGGACACAACCTGTCAGCTCTTTTGGTTCAACAAACCGGCACAGCGGTGGTGGATAAGCTCAAAGTGGTGTTTGGCGACCAACTTGGCGGTGATTACGAGGCACCAGACGAACTTGTTGAAGGTCTTATGACCATTGGCAGCGCTGTGGTGGTGTATGGCGACAGCAACTCAGGCAAGACTTTCTGGGCACTTTCAGTGGCCACCGCCATTGCCACAGGCGCAGACTGCTACGGACGCAAGACCGATCCCGGTTTGGTGGTGTATTTGGCAAGCGAGGCACCATCGAGCATCCGATCCCGTATGCAGGCCATCAAAAAGTACCACAACTGCAACTTGGAGAACTTGATGATGGTGCCGGTTCCCATGAATTTCTACTCTGGCGACCAAGATGCCCACGACGTGATCGAGCTGGTGCGGGCAGTTGAGCAGATCAAAGGCCAGCCTGTGCGCCTGATCATTGGAGACACCCTCGCCAGAATGAGCGCCGGAGCCAATGAGAACAGCGGCGAGGATATGGGCCCAGTGATGGCAAGATTCGACCAAGTGGCAACAGCCACCAAAGCTGCCCTGATGATCATTCACCACAACGGCAAGGACGCAGCCAAGGGTGCCAGAGGCTGGTCAGGTATCCGCGCCCACATCGACACCGAGATTGAGGTGGTCGAGAAAGACGGCATCAGGTCGGCCACCGTCACCAAGCAGCGCGAACTCCCAAGCAAAGGCGACACCATTTACTTCAAGTTGGACGTTGTGCAAATGGGCACAACCAAGTTCGGAAGCCCAGCCACCACCTGCGTTGCCATCCCAGACGCCGAGTCAAACACCAACAAACCCCATAAGAAACCCACCAAACATGATGAGAATATGCGCACCATTGAGCGTGCTTGGTGGGCATCAGGCGCAGAAGACCGGGATGGATTGCCATATTTGAGCCGGTCAGCACTGCGTGATTTGCTGGTCAAGGACGGCATGTCAGAGCGCACCGCCAAGAACAAAACCGAAGCCTCCAGGCCAGATGGCATCATTTGCCCCATGCTCAATGCAGGGTCTTTGGAGCCAACAGAGCACGGCTGGGTGTTCACAAATGAGGCCCAAGCCAGCGCAATGTTGATGCAAAGAAGCGCCCCTAAACGCCCCTGAATGCCCCTAGGGGTTTTTAGGGATTAGGGGCAAAAGCCCGTTAAATCGCCCCTCCCCGCCCCTAAAACGTATACGTTAGGGGCGGTAGGGGCAACGGGATGCGGAATGTTTGGGATGTTTAACCACGTTTGAAAGATGGTGATCGAGATGGGCGTTTATGGATTGGGCAGACCAGCAGACCCAAGCGTCAAATACTTCCAGCGCAAGATCGGAGCAGCAGAGAGGGAAATACTGCTGGCTGCTGGTGATGGCGATATGTCGGCTGGCTTCCTTGAGATCATCGACACCTACCGACTTTTCTACAACTTGGGACTCAGGCCCAATACGCCTCGAGATGGGCTTGTGCTTGTCATCCCACAGGCTCCAGTTGATGAAGCCTTGTAGGGCCGTTTAAAGCCCTTGGCGAGGCATTGACTGGTGCTTGGGTTAGGTGTTCTTTAAAAAGTATTTATTGTCAAAGGCTATCGGATTGGAATGGTGATTGGGATTGGCTATCAGGGTGCAAGTACCCCGGAAATGGACCCGCCGCCTCTTTCCCTTTTTTTCTGCCCGGTTTTTCCGCGACTGATCAGTTATCCACAGCCCAAACCTCAAAGTTGTCCACAGATTGCAGTGTGCAACCGTGTCGTGCTGCATTTGGTATTCTTTTTCTTGTGATGGGTCTCCGTTTCTTCCGGCTCCGTTGGTTTTGTGCAATCCGGTGGGGGTG